GGTCGTTTGACAATCTTCGCAGACCAGTGGCTCACTCATCGGTAACACCTGCACCGTCTACAGGATCGTTAAGCAGCTGATAAAACGAATCCAAATCGGGCAGGTTCGGCAAACGCTTATACAGCGTGTCGGCCAGTTCCATTGAGCAGGATCGCCAACGATTACGGGATGCTTGCATCAACTGGAATCGAGTTGACCATTCGTCAACGTATGTTTGAAGCATTTCTTTTTCGGTGCGTAAATATGCGACAGTTCTTTCGGCTTCGCGTATTTCAGCCATAGCGGCGTCGGGGTCCATCGGGGTCTCCTTTAATTGATTTGTCGGTATTTGCCATCACGATACACAAGCGGTGTGGCAGTGTTTGTGGATAACTCTCGTTGTTGCACAAGTTTTTGTCGTTCGCGCCATGTCAGGCCACCCCACACACCAATGCATTCTTGGCGGGTCGTGGAATACTGCAGGGCTTCTTCTAGGCATTGGGTGCGTACCGGGCACGTCGCGCAGACTGCTTTAGCGTCCTTGATTTTCTTGAGTATTTGCGGTTCAGCGAACTCGAATATGAACAGGTCGGTGGGCATCCCTTTACAGGCGGCGTGTTCCCACCATCGCCTTAACACAGGCTCCATGGTTTCCATCCGCACCTGCCTTTGGCTTCTAGTTCTGAGTACAGGATGAACGCGTAACGCAAGTTCAGGGTCGGGTCGGACATGGATTCTTCCATTGGGCCCGCGAACAGTTGCTCAACATAGGCGCGATGAGTCGGTTCGTTAATCTGTGCTACGCCGTGGTCATGCCCGTTAAACATTGGGTGCAAATAGTTGACGTTTTGGCATCGCGTTTCTTTCCAAAGTAGGCGACCCAGTTTCTCTAGTGTCTCGGGATTGTTGGGCCAGCCGACCGATATCGCGGTCGGGAACCATTCTTGGCATTTGGTGTCCACGGGGACAGGCGCGACAGTTGTCGGCGGGATCGTGGTCGTCGTGCTCGTGGTGGTCGTGGTTGTCGCCAACTCTTCAGCGCGATCCACAAGTTGTTCGGGTGTCAACATCCCTAACGTGACCGTGACGGGCGTAGAAACGATTCTAGGGGTCTCTGATGAGCCCTGAACGCCAGTGAACGCCCACAAGGCGCACGCCCCGTAAGTTAGAAAAGATAGAAGTAAAAATCGTTTAAGGTTCATTTGTTCTCCAAAAGTGTGTGGGCAAGATTCATTCCTGCCTGAGTGATTTCACAGGTCATTCGTTCTTCACCAGTGAGCGGTGAAATACCTGTACCGACGGACTCAATGAGTCCGAGAGCGCGTAGATCGGAGCATCGTTTCCACCAGCAACATCCAGCCTTGGACAACAGTCCAGACGCTTCAGCTGCTTGGTCGTCAGTCAATTTGAAGCGGTCAAACGCCATCAGATATGTGACTAATAGTTGAGCCATTTGAGAGTTGGCTCGAATCTTGACGGACTTCGCGCCAGCCTTGGATGTTGGCGGGTCGTCAGTTCGGGACTGGTGATGCTCAGGTATTGAGAGATCACCAAATAGTGATAGTTGCATTATTCCTCCTGCGGTCGGGGCCCACCTATTGGTGGACGCACTTGGGTTCAGTCATTAGACCGAATCCCAAGCCGAATGTCAAGTCATGCTTCTAATGCTGGGAAGACTCTCAAGGCTTCTAAAACTGCTGGGGTCCATTTGTCGCCCGTAACGTACTGGAGATGCCATGGCTCGAAGTTCGGGTTTTTGGGGTCTGCAACCGCCCAAGTGAAGCCATATTTGAGGGCTTCACAAGTAGCGAAAGCGTCACCCAAAAGCCACGCGAGCAAGGCTGAATTCTCGTAACAATTGGCTGCGTCTATCGCGAGTCCGAGCCCATGGTCCGAGTTGCCCGGGGTGGAACACGGACTCATGCCGGGTTTCAAATAGTATTTGCGTCCCTGCCAAATGCGGATTACTTGTGGTTTGCGTCCGTAGTCCTTGATCGAATAACGATCATTGAACATGGCTAACTGTTGATTGTAGGTGCGGTATGCGCCAACCTGATTTAATGTCAGATTGTTAAAGTACGCGGCGAGTTGTAAACAGTTCCACGCGGTCGCGGCGTGCTTTTCAAGTTGCCCTGACGGTTTCTGAATAGTGCGAAGAATGTTGGCGGTCAGGTAACCGTTCTGCTGACCTATGAGATCGGTCGGTTTAATAATCGGCAACACTGGGTACACGGTTGCGGTAGCAGCTGCGGGTGTTTTCTTTTTAGCGGCCATCAGACAAGATCCGCGTAACTAGTAAGTGTCATCACATTGTGTGTGCCAGTGCCCATAACGACCCATAGTTCTTCGTTTGGTGGAATCGTGATAATAACGGTGGTGTTGTTTTGGATTTTGAGACCGTTGGCTGTGGTGACGTTTGCGCCACCTAGATAGGCGTCGTTGCCGTCTGGTGTTATATGGACTTGGCGTGTTTCGTTGATTGCTTTAGACACGATTTTGACGGCAGTCTGATTGACCGCGGTGTTAGTGCTGATCATTTGGGGTCCTTCTTTCGGATGATCGGCTCGACTGGTTTGTTGGTAAGAGCTGCCATTCCGTTTCCGACTGAGTATCCGATAATCATCGTGATGATCGGAACACCTTCGGATGTTTGGAGTTTGCCGATTGACAAAAGCACAGTGATACACACAAGTCCGACCAGAGCGATAAGGGCTTTACTCGGGTTAAAAGTCATGACGGCCCAATGTCTTCAACAAGAATAAAAGCAGGGAAAGTTGCGTCGCGTTGGAGTGTTGGTGCGCCTGTGGTGACGTTCACTGATGCTGTGCCAACAACAGTTTTGGTTGCCGAACTAGCGTAGGTGACCACATCAACTACGCACACGTTGCCAGTCATCATGAGAGCTGCGGATGTTTGTAGTCGCCCATAATTCATAGTTGCGCCTGCAGCGTTTGTGTCTTTGATTGACAGGTTGACATAGCCTGATACCGCTGACGGCGTTTGGACTTGTGGCTCGTAGTAGGTGATTCGGTAGTAACGGTTGGCGACCGCTGACCATGTGACAGTCATACCCGTGGCAATGACATCGCTGGTTGTCAGTGTGTAGTCGGCCGTTGACTGGGCGTAAGCCATGACACCACGGGGAAAGCGATTTTGCTGACTTGCGAGGAGAACAGCCCCAGCAGAGAAATCGGTGTTAGGTGAAATCGCCATGGCTTAGGGCCTTTCAGGAAAGTCAACAGTAGGGGATGGTTCCCATGTGGCGGGGAAGTCCCGTAGGGCTTGACGGTAGGTCGCCCATGCCGTTTTGTCGGTTGGGGTGTCTGGAATCATCGCCCAATCAGATTCGACTAGGAGAGCGTCACGGCGTAGGCGCATGCGCTCTATGAGCCATTCGTCGGGTGCTGTGGTTTCGTGGTCTGCTAATAAGTTCATCATGCTGCCTTGTAGTAGAGGTTCCAAAAAATTATGTCAGATACTGTCCAAGTAAATGGGATAGATGGTGAAACATTAGAGCGGTAAGAATATGTTGAACTTGAGTTATCTACTGACATATAAAATTGAGTAGCAATACCGATTGAAATTGCATCTCCTTGGTTTAGCGCCGATGTTGAAACATCATTAAAGTACATCAAACCTAAAGGCATTCCAGTCGGCAACATAGTGGCATCAAGGTTAATTGGCAAAGTGACACCAATACCAGCGGCGGTAATAACAGTAGTTGACCCAAAAGTGAGTTTCCCCCAATAATGCACATAGTTGTTTACTCGGCAATAGCTAGAACTCAATGTGCCGTTTCCAACTGTTAGGTTTGCGTTAAACGACGGCGTATAGGCCGTATAAGTTCCTAGGACCGTGTTGCCTATCGCAACCTTCGCCTCCAACGCCTCGACCGCATCGTTAATGTCGGAGTGCTGTTGAGCGTGCGACGGCGAAGTCAACAAGCTCGTCGCAGTGGGGTTTGTGAAAGTGTCCAGTGAAGTGGGGTAATTAATGGCCATTAGTGGTTCATCCTAATCTGTTTCCTTGTTCAACATATGAGTCGTCATAAGTCCATTGGGCTTCATTGTACGAAATTTCGGATTGGTCGTAGGTAATGGGATCTCCGCCCAAAACACCGAAATTGCTGTTATCCAAAATAAACGATTGGTTGTCAATACCTGATTTCAAAGATAACGAAACAACGGTTTGGTCAGGCGTGACGTTAATAGAACGGCCCGAAACAACACAAGCAACAGTTTGCTCCCCAATACCAGAACCAGCCCAAGTAACAAGAACTTTCTGCCACAAGCCGTTAGCGATACTTAGCAAGTTGTACCACTGGCTATGCGCAGCATCAGCGCAATTTGCTTTCACCATTTTGTCGGTGATCTCAAGGCTGGAAGGTGTGAATCTGATGTCCGAATAACGGTTGATCAGATTGGTTGCCACTGAGTCAGACATCTGTTGTGTAGCAACAAAAGTGTTTGTGAAACTGACGGTGCGGTTGCCGTACGAGTCAATATCTGTTGAGTTCACTGTGCTAGTAGTTGCACCAACAAACACCCCTAAAATGTTTGCTTGAGTAATCAAAGTTTCGTTATTGAATTGCTGACTGAAACCATAATTGCTAAAAGGTAATTTCGTTGACGTCACTGTACCGCTGGGCACAAATTCAAATGTTGTCGCATTGGCATCTGTTCGAGTCATCGTGACCGGGCAACTCTGTACGCGATAGTCAACGCCTGAAGTATTTGTAATAGTTGTCGCCCAAAAAACGTCGTTAACACTTGGCACTAATGCTGTTTGGTATATGTCGGCGTAAGAGTTAAAAGTTTGGCTATTAACGTAAATATCAGGATTTGAACCTGACAAATTGTTGTAACTACCGCTCGCACTTGGCTGACCGAGGCGAGGATATTTTAAGGGATAAGGACTAATTTCTGCTAAAGCATAACCAGCGGCAGTGTTATAAGAAACCGTACCACCGCCAACGGTAACAGAATTAGTGCGTCCCGCAATCGTCAAACCATCTTGCGCCGTAATCGTCACCGTAGAGAAGACGCCGTCATCAACTAAATCAAAGTCAACAATAATGCCGTGAAAAACTGCTGTTTTTGTGTCGCCTGCACCAATGTTTGTTAACGACGAAACAAAAACGCCCTGAGCAAACCAATCAATTGTTGAATATGTGCCACCGCCATTAGGAGTCAATGCGCCGTCTTTATTCAACAATGTTATTGAACAACTGCCACGGCCCACCACATTGACATCAACCGACTGGTCAATACTCATGCTTAACACTCGACTACTAAAATCGGTTGGGGTTGCTACGGCACCGATTTCTATTTGCCAAGCAGTATTAATCGTCATCGGCGGATCGCAGTTGTTGTCGTCATGGGGATGGCACCGTTGTCTCGGACCCATCGTTGAATAGCGGCTACGACTTGATTGGGGTCGCCACCGTTGACGTTGACCGTGATATTCGCATTACCGCCTAGCGCGTTATTCGGGGTGATATTCCCAGACGTGCCCGGCGTAAACAGTTCGGGACCGCGTTCACCCACTAAATAAGTTGATCCGCCCGCGACAGGACCGCCCATAGCGCGAGCAGGCAATGTAGAGATACCTGCAAGACCTAGCGCATCCTCAGGGCTTAGACCGCCGTACTCGGCACCACGCGCAAGATAGGTGGCGTATTCGAGTGCAGCTGCTGGGCCTTCAGTTCGGAACTTAAAAAGGATCTCTTTGGATGAGATGCCGTCCATGGTCCCTGAGATACCAGCGAGCACTCCAGCGTATGTCGCCAGTTTGGCTTCGTAGTCGTCAATGTCGGCTTGTGCACCTGTGCCGAACGCTTTAGCGGCTGCGGTTTCTAACTCGGCTAAATCGGTTTTGGCGTTGTCAAGTGCTACTTCGCGATCTAATGTCCCGGTTAGGTTTTGCCATGCGGTGTCAGCGTTGACGATTGCGATACTGGCGTTAGTCGCCGCGGTTGCCAAATTGTCTAACGGTGTTTTAGCGTTTTGAATTGCTGTCTTAAACTCTCCAGCATTAATTCGACCCTCGTCTACAACACCAGCAAGATCGCTTAACTGCTCTTCTGCTTGCGTGCCTTTACCAACAATGTCTCTAACAAGTTCATCAAATGCGGCGTCAAACTCTAAAGCTTTAGTTGCTCCGTTAGCCAACATCGTCGCCAGCGGAATTAACCGTTGACCAGACTTGACTTTTAGGTCCTCTGTTGAGTCGCCAAGGTTGTCCATCGCGGTACGGTAATCCCTAGCCAATTTAAGTTCTTCTTCAGAAATAACTTTTTGATCCGACACCTTTTTTAAAGATGCGTCAAGATCGTCCGCGCCCATCTCAATCATTTCGGCCATTGACTGCCAGCCCTTACCAAGCAATTGCGCAGCAACACGGGCTTTTTCGGCTGGGTCTTTAATCTTTTTCAGGCGGTCAATTGTGTTTAGGAATGTTTCGTTGACATCTAATGAACCGTCCCTTAAATACACAAGGTCAACGCCAAGGTCACGGACCTTGTCAGGGTTTGCACCAATGGTCTTGTTAAGTCGACCGATCGCGCCTTCAACGGCATCAATCGGGATGCCGATATCGCCTGCGGCTTCAATGTAACGCGACGCGTCTTCAACGGCCAGACCTGTAGCGTCAGCAAATTTACCTGCTGAGATTGCCATGTCTTGGAACGCTGTGATTCCGTCAGCAACGAACTTGCCCACTGCGGCACCAGCTGCGACTGCAAAAGTTGAAGCATTAGCGGCGACTGCGTCTAAAGCGACTTTGGAGCCTGCCTTAAACTTTCCGATACCACCTTCAGCGTTACCGACAGCAGTTTTAAAATCGTTAAACGCGGCTTTAGCGTTCTTGATGCCCGTATCTTCAAGGCTAGTAATGATCGGAATGTTGATTGCCATTAGCGAATCCTTGCCATCTCTTGGTTTGCTTTAAGCATTACGGCCTTGATTGTGGAGTCCATTTCTCGTTCAATCATAGACAACGAGTCCGATGCTTTAGCCCACATAAAACGCGACGGTTCACCCGGTAACAAACTTGCGAACATAGGACGCCGATACTTGGGTTCACGCCTAGACGACGACCCTCCAGCCTTCCCAGCCATGTCTACAATCGCCACAGGCGCGCCCTTAGTCGTAATACGAACAATGTTGACAGGGACACTCATACGGGGCTCGTTGACGTTCCTACGGGGCTTACGGGAGTCAATCTTGATCACTGAGTTCTTGCGGTTGTTCCACCCGGTGCGCCCGTTATGAGCCATTCCAGACAGCGGAGGTGATGTCGAGATTGACTGGTTAATCTCGGCCAACAACGGCTTCAGGATGTTGCGGATGTCTTTGTTCAATTCACGCTTAAGTAAAGGGTTAATCTTGCCAAGTTCTCTCAGCGTTTCGCCCACACCTTTCACCTGAATTGTCATCGCTTGCTCTCGTTCTGCTCGATTATCAACCTGACCATTTCATCAATGATCTGGGCTGGTGTTTCCATCAGGTCCAGTGGACTGATGCCTGTACGAACAGCGAGCTGCGCGATCAGGTTGGTTGCTCGTCCTGCTGGCCCGCTTTGGCTTTTGGGAG